AAATTCAATTAAAAGAAGGCGGCGATACTCCACAATTGGGAGCAGCTACTACCAAATCCAGTGAATATTTTTTAACTGCTGGCACAAAAAATCTAGTAAAAGCAATTGATGTTGAACCATTGGAACTTGACGAAAGTGAAGTTAGACACCTAACCCACCCAGCAAAAAAGATCCAAGTCATGCAGGAAAGAGGCTTAGCTGATCTCATTACTGCCGAGAGCGACGATGAAGAAGATACGTTCGCAGAAGACATCAATGACCTAATATGAAAGACTTTATAACAAATAGCGGAGGTTCCAGTCGAATTAAAGTTTCCAATCTGGATGAAGAGACTGGTTCAAACGCAATTTGGACCTCTGACAAAATCACAAAATTACTTGAGGATTTTGAAAATGGATTGATTGATATTAAATCAATTAAGAATTCTCCATTTAAAGACAATGATCTTGCTTGGAAAAAGGCAAATATCGTATTCGAGTACACGCCAGCTGAAATAGAAGAAATTACTCGATGTAAAGCGGATCCGATTTATTTTGCAAATAAGTACTGTCAGGTAATGACAGAAAACGGCATAGATATTATTCAGCTAAGGGATTATCAAGAAGAAATCATTGATTCATTTAAGGCTAATCGTTTTAATGTGCTAATGGCATCTAGACAAATCGGTAAAACCATAATGTCCGGATTATTCATTGCATGGTTTTTAATATTTCATTCAGATAAAAATGTATTAGCGGTTGCAAACGTTGCATCAACAACAAAGGAAGTAGTCGATAAGATTAAATCAATCTTTGAAAACTTGCCATTCTTTTTAAAGCCCGGTTGTATTTCAAATAACGTATTGTCATTAAAATTCGATAATGGTTGTCGATTAATTGGTCGAACTACAACCAAAAATACAGGTATTGGTTTTACAATTCACCTCTTGTACATTGATGAATTTGCGCACATCAATGGAGCATATCTTGCCTTCTTCTATCGAGCGATATATCCGACAATTTCGTCAATGACTAATTCAAAGGTAATCATTACCTCAACACCAAATGGAATGAACCGATTTTATGAAATTTACATGGATGCGATTGATGGTAAAAATTCATACACGCCATTACGAGTAGACTGGTGGCAAGTTCCAGGTAGAGATGACGATTGGAAGAAAATGACCATTGCAAACCTTGGTTCAGAAGAAGACTTTAATCAGGAATATGGTCTCCAATTCTTTTCATCCGACAAACTATTACTATCATCAAAAGACCTTAAGCGAATATTCAATATCAGAACTCAGTATGAAGAACCAGAGTGGTGCCAGGATCCCTCTTTAGGTGATTTATTTAATGAATTTAGTGCACATCCAAACTTTGCAAAGCTCACACCAGCTGATATTAGAAATGACGGTAACTACTATATACTATCAGTTGATACGGCAGACGGAGTAGGTAAAGATTATTCAGTAATCAACATATTTAAGTTTACTCCATTGCCTATTAAACTGCTATTCGGAGTTAAAGAATTTATTAAAGATGAAACTGATATTTTTGGGCTAATTCAAGTAGCTATCTTTCGAACGAATACTAAAGACATTAACCAGTTTTGTAATGCTCTTGAAAAATTGACTTACTCGATCTTTAATCCAGAAAAAGTTAGGCTTTTAATTGAGCTTAATCATAAAGGAGAATATGTACTTGACAGAATAACAAATACTCCAGAATATTGGCCTGGTCAATTAATTCATTCTAAGCACACAGAAGCAATGAAAGGCTATAAGCCTGGACTCAAATTGACTATTACGAATAAGGCTAAGTATTGTGAACGATATAAGTTCATTACTAGTACAAATAGGATCTTACCAAACGAATTTAAAACAATTCACGAGCTTGGTTCTTTTGGTAAGTCATCTAACGGTTCATATCGAAGCCAAAGCGGCAATGACGATTTAGCTATAACTTGTGTAAATACTTCAGCTTTTTTTGAATCTCCTAATTTTTGGGAAATTGCAAACGAGGAACTTGATAGAGTCGACCCGTCTTTTTTAAGAGAAGTTAGAGAAAAGATTTTAGATCAAGCGTACTCACCTGTTCACTCTGGGTTTGATTTTGATGAATTTCGTAAACTAAATTCAACTCCGGATATTAGCCGATCTAAACCTAAGACGGTATTAGATCCTGATTCAATTTCTGAGTATAAAAAAATGTTGGGATATTTTTACGGAAATTCATAAATACCGCTCATGAAAGTTGATTTAATGAACGATAAAGTTAAAATTTTTAATACATTACTGCTTGGTGTAGAAACCGCAATAGACCAAAAATCCGCAAGGCTTTTTATAAAACAGTTAGTTGTGCTTGGTAATAAACTTGAGGTAGTTGCTGAGCGAACTGATTGGCTTGAGGTTTTGAAGAAAGCTCAAGACTTTTTTGAAAGTATCGAAGACTATGAAAAATGCGCCAAATGTAAGGCTTTGTCTGAATATCTTAAAAATAATGAATTAGGTATAGATGCCGACCAGACCCAAAAAACAAACAACTAGGCGTACTTCAAAATCATTGGAATTAACGCACGCCGATCTTCGGCATGTTGTTTTAAATGAGAGTCAAAAATACTATTTTGATACTATATTAAATAGCGAAATATCATTCTGTTTTGGGCCAGCTGGTACTAGTAAAACTTTCACTGCCTGTTATGCAGCTCTTAGGCTCTATCTTAATGGCAGTATTTTAAAAATTATCCTATCTAAACCCATTCAGGAATCTGGAGAAAAGCTTGGATTTTTGCCTGGCGAAATTAAGGATAAAATTGATCCATTTATGGAAAGTTATCGTTCCAATATGGCAAAATTAATACATGACCAAAATATTGTTGACTGGCTGGAGGCAACTGGTGTTATCGAGTTTAGACCATTAGCCTATATGAGAGGAGCAACTTTTGACAATGCATTTATGATATTGGATGAAGCCCAAAATGCTGACTTTAAGCAGTTAATGCTGTTTTTAACTAGACTTGGAAAATATTCTAAAGTTCTTATCTGTGGAGACGTTAGTCAATATGACATCTCTAAAAATAAAGTAGCTTTACCAGATTTTATTAAGCTTGTAAGCGGAATTCTTGGAGTTGGGGTTCATCAATTTAAGGATTCCGATATTGTCCGAAATAAAATTTTGGTTGAAATTACCGAGAGATATGAACAATGGAAAAATGAGAATCCAAATCATATATTTCTTAGGTAAATTAATTAAATGAGCACGTACGACCAACTAAACCGCCAATTAAACGATGAGATGCAGACGCTCGCTGAGAAGATCAAGAGCGGTGACTATTTAGAAAGAGATAGAAATAGACTAGCATCTATAATGTATCCCAAATTAAAGTACTTCATTTGGAAGTTCTTTAACAGTACTGACCCTACTGAAGAAGTCTTGCACAATACTTTGTACAAGATCTTTAAAAACATTGAGTCGTATAGTGATAAATTTAGGTTTACAACCTGGATTTACACTATTGCTAAAAACGAATCGCTATTGCATCAGCACAAATTAAAGACACAGTTTGCTGTTAGACTAGATGATATTGAAAATAAAGTAGATCGACCTGATGATTCAGGCTTTGTTCTAGAGAAAGAGATCTATATCGAGTCATTATATGTTGAAACTCTTAGAATGATGACAACTTTACCAGATTGTATTGAAAAATCGATTCTGATCGATAAGGAGCTTCACCACATGAAAGGTAATGACCTGGCTGAGAAATACAACATGAATCTAAATACGGTTAAGACCAAGATTAGAAAGGCTAGAAAGATGCTTAGAGACAATGTTTTGGAAAAGAACCCAGAGTTCAAAGACCGACTAAAAGAATTTCTATAACAGATGATAGGTTACTTATTAGATTTTATAAATCCAGCTTCTTTTTGGAAAAATACGGTTTCGTGTTATCGTGATCTCGTAAACTACTCATTCTATCGTGGACTAATTAAAAAGCTTGATCGAGAAGGTCTTCTTAAGGAAAAAGGCATGCGCACAGACTGGCTAAAACGAGTCTATTTTGTAATAAACTTACAACCTGAGACCCTCCTAGCCAGTCAGGATATTGATTTATTGGAACGTAGCCGAGTTGCTGAAGCAATTGCCGAGCGAAATCAAATCTTTATGAGAGACGGTCTGCTGGAAATTATTCAAGCTGACTATCTACGAATTAAAACATCCGACTATTATGCTTATTTAATCTGGGTTAAATATCGATGGAATTCGTCAATTGCTACCTGGTTAAATAGTTTAATTTGGTTAGCTGGCATAATTATACTCTGTGTTAACTATCGACTGTTTATACAGTGGGGTTTTCAGTTGAAAGCCTGGTACATGCAGATAAATAATTAAAAAATTTTTAAGATGCAATTCATTGAAAAATACTTTAAACTAATCGCGCTCGGCTTTCTTTTTATCCTATTCATTCAACAGTGTAGCGTATCAAGAAAAGCAGACAAGGCTTATAAACAAGCAAAAGTTGCGGCTGATGTAACTGATTCGTTAGTAAAGGCTGGCCCAGTCACTGCAGCTGAAGTTAAGCATATTAGTCAACAGATAATGTTTGAATTTTTGATTTACGAAGAAGACGTTGACAAAGGCAGGACAAGTTTATCCGATATTAAAAATAAGATAGAGAGTAAATGACAATTGACCGTGATAAAGCCGCAAATGTCTTTATTATTGGAACATTTGTTACTCTTTATTTATTAGTTTCAATAATATCGACAATTCACGTAATCGATTTTTTCAGTATGTCCAATCCCAAGTGGTTGGCGATAAGTCTAGCAATTGCATTTGAATTAGGCGCAGCAGCATCTTTAGCATCAATTGTTGCTTTAGAAAAAATGAATCGGACAATAGTTTGGCTATTATTCATTACTCTTACTGCAATGCAGGCAATGGGCAATACCTATTATGCATACATTCATCTTGAAAATTTTCATGGCTGGATAGACCTCTTTGGTTTAAATGAAGAAGAGCTTATCTACCAGAAAAGAATATTGTCAATTGTGTCCGGTGCAATTTTACCAATTGTCGCACTAGGATTTATCAAATCTCTAGTTGATTACATAAAACCTGAGTCGAAAGTTCTCCAAAAAACTCAGATAGATAATAATACAGAGACGGCCAAACCGTTAAAAAAGATAAATACAGACGAGATTTTATCTAGGGGAGGCCGGATCTAAAAAAGGAGCCGGCACAGATGTACATAAAATATAATGATGACCCAGTTAAAAGACGCGTAAATTCTGCATTTGGTAGTTTATGCGATGGTGATTCGATTAAGAATACGCTCAAATTAGTTAATGGCTGTTTCTCAATATTTGACAGAGAACAGCTACTTGCTTCATTTTGTGATTTAAAAAATATGACTTTTCCAGTTGACGGATTTTCGCTATTGGATTTAACAGTTTGTGCCAATTCGACTGAGACCCTATTTAATAATAACCTGCAAACAATTGCACAAGTTAATGAAGAATATCCGCTCGACGAAGATAAGGCTTATGTTAGAGGAATTTTGCTAGTTATTCAATATCCAGCAAATAATTCAATCTATGCTACTTCGTATAACAGCACAATAACCCTAGTTGACAGATCAACAACTGGTACTTTTGCAATACCAGTAGGAGAAGCGTTTAGCCATTTCTCAAATGCAGATGCATCAACTGCAACAAAGATTCTAAATAAAATGACGATAACTAACCCCAATGATTATAGCATTAGGGTTAAAGGCTTACTTATCTCATCAAAAACAAATCCAGAGCCAAATAGTTTTTGCTAATGGGGCCAATTTTAACATATAGTCAACGCCAAAATGCAATGTCGGGTTTGCCTTTTTATGGAAAGGGAGACTTTAATTTTGTTGCATCACGAGGTAATTTTACACCAGGTATTGCAATCAAAATTTTACCACTGGCCGACTTATCTAAGCCAAATACTGATGTTCAACCCTCAGATTTTGATCTAGAAATAAAGGAACTAACTTCTAAATTTAAAGTCGGCGGTCGAATTAAAGGAGTTAAGGTAAATTCTGTACATACTGACAAAAACCCGAAGCCAATAGTTGGCCGCTTCGATTCATTCAGAGTAGATAAAAATACAAAGACGATCAGAGCATTTATAACAGATCCAGATACTCTAGAAAAGTATGAAGTTTATCCAGAAAGTCTAATTAGATTAAACGAGTCAGTTCAGCACAATACCGCTAAAGCAAAAACTTTTTTGGAATTTTTAATATAAAATTTTAAAAAAGTTAATATTATGAGCGATACACAGGGACACATCCCAGAAGATGCTCAGTCCTTTCTTGAACAAACTGATAAAGCTTACGGCAAAAATTCAATGGAGCCAGAAAAACTGCCAACTTCACTGGGACAAGCTGTCATCACCGAAAAATCGACTGAGTCCACTATTTCTGGAGCAAACGATTCATTTTGGAAGAACCTTCCAATCACAAACGTTCCGTCTGGTGGCATTTTTTATCCGGACGATACTGAAATTACCGTGCGCGCCGCAACGGTTGGCGAGATTCGACACTGGTCTACGATTGATGAGACTGATGCATTAGATATTGACGACAAATTAAACTTTATCCTTGAGAAATGCGTTCGCATTAAAACAAAAAACACAGCTTCGTGGTTATCATGGAGAGATATTTGTGAAGTTGACCGACTGTACATAATCTTTGCGATCCATGAGCAAACTTTCCCAAATAAAGAAAATGTACTCTGGACCAAATTTGAATGCTCTGAAACTTGCGCAGATGATTCAAAATACTCAACTGAAGTTAGAACAACGAGCTCGCTAATGCAGGCATTTGATATGAATCCAGAATTTGCAAAATATTTTAAAGATTCATATAAGTGTTTTGAGGTTGAATCTACTAAACTAAATGAAACCTTTTATCTTTATGCTCCAACCTTGGGCGCAATTGAGAGAATTAGAACTAAAATAATTGCTGATCGTAAAAAAGGAAAAACCATTGACCGATCTTTCATTAAATTATTGCCATATCTAGTTCAGGACTTTAGCACATTTAATGATGACGAATTTAACAAGCTAAAGAATGAATCCTTAACTTGGCCCATTAACAAATTTTCATTTATTGATAGGTTTGCAAATCTTTTTCAAGAGAGCAAGGCAACCTCCGTTAATCTAATTTGTCCAAAGTGCGGATCCAAAATGACATCGCCTCTTTTTTTGGGATCAAGCTTCACTATCAAAAGTCTTTTCCTTATTTCAGGTAGACTTGATGAACTTGTTTGAGGCGAACAGGGTTTTATCAGTGAAGCTTAATCAGTCATTCGACAGCCTCTATCGATTACCATTTTATGAGTATTCAATCTATAAGCAGCTTGTAGTAAAAGAAGTTGAATCGGCTGGAGATGGCTCAACTAGCTCAATATCACAAGAAGTTTTTGAAATAAGCAGGGATCGATCAACTGGATCGGCTCCAACTGCTCAGAGCTGATAAATAATCTTAGTAAATAATGATTGATCGATGCCAGCAGATTTAAAGAAAGGTTCCAAAGGAAAAGCCGTAAAAGAGCTTCAGACTTTTTTGAATATGGATGAAGCATCGAGAAATGGAAACTTTGGTGATGGTACCGTTGCGGCACTAAACTCTTGGAAAAAGAGCGTAGGATTACCTGAAGATGGAATCGTTGATTCACAAACTCGTATTGCAATTGCCTATCAAAACGTTGTAAAAGTATCACTTGCTGAAGCAATTGATATTGATGAGACAGACTATGCTGGCATTGAAAAATATGCAGAAATGAATAATATCATAAGATCTGCTGCTGAGTCTTCGCCTGAGAAAACTGCAAATACTATTACTCAAACTACTAGTGAAAATTTGCTTGAAGGATTAACTGCACCATTACCAAAGGCAATTGTAAGCACACCTGCCGAAAATACTGAAATTAACGATTTTATGGCAGCTTTAGCTGGACTAGATAATTCAATTAAGCCAGCTACCCCAGCTCCAATATCAAATGCTACAACTCAAATTATTAATAATAATGCAGTTACTACGGCAAATTCAATATATGAACAGGCTAATCAAACAGCCTCGGCGACATCAACTGTTATTTCAAATGTTGAATCTAATCTAACTACGAATGCCTCAACTGCAATTAATAATCAAAATGCCGTTATCCAAAAATTGAATAATCTAACTGAGTATCTAAATCCTGCTACGATTAATACTGTGCAGACAAACAATACTCAAATAAAAGAGGCAGCCGCTAGACTCGAATCAGCAAACATTTCAAAATTAACTGAATCAACTACTGCTTCTGAGAAAACACAAACAGCTGAAACATCTAGAGTAGAGTCATCTGAATTAATTAGCCAAGCATCGACAAATCAAATTATTAGACCAGAGAATCCAGTTGTACAGTCAGTTGATTTAATGGCATCACAAATGTCAACATCAATTCAAAATTTGGGAACAGACTTAAATAAAACTGTATCAACAATCAAAAACGGAGATCAAATTAATACGTCTAATGTTACTCAGGTTGATCAAAGCTCGATATACAGTATGAATAAACCAGAAACATCAATGACTGAATCAGTTGCTAAGGCTGAGGATCAGGCGGTTAAAAACT